AAAAGGTGGCGATATGATGAGTTCCCGAATGAAAATGTTTGAGAAATCAGGCAAAGACATTGAAAAAAAAGGCATGAAAGAAGGTTCTAAAGCTGACATGGCGCTTGATAAAAAGCAGATGATGCGCATGAAAAAAGGTGGCATGGCTGAAGGCGGCATGTCTGATAAAGCTCAAGATAAGGCTATGATCAAAAAAGCCTTTAAACAGCACGATATGCAAGAGCACAAAGGCGGCAAAGGAACATCTTTAAAACTTGCTAAAGGCGGAACGTCTAATAAGTTTAAACGCTACGCAGAAGGCGGTGAAGTTGATGAATCCGCAGCTAAACAGCGTGGCTTAGATATTTCCAACAAAGAAGCTCCTGTAGGCTTTTTTGAACGTATCCGCATGGGTAACATCGACCAGCCCGGTACAGAAGCATACAACCGTTTTGGCGCTGGCCGTGGTTACGAAAAAACCATGGAAGATGAGAGAGAAGCCGCACGTGCTCCTATGCGCACGCCTTCAACGCCTTCAGCGCCCGCCGCCTCGTCACGCCCTTTGTCTGATGACATGTATTCTGATTACGGATCTAGCACTGGCGCAGGCGCTGCTGGAACAAGCGAAACAGTTAAGCCTACACGTCAGGTTATGGTCAAGCCTACTTTGCCTGCGTCTTCTCCTACCAAAAAGCCCACGCCAGAGTCAATGCCAGTGCCTCCGCTGATTGACAGAAGCAAGCCTGTTGGCACTGGCAACCAGCGTGGCCCGACAGCTGAAGAGTTGGCTGCTTACTCAGCAGAAAAAAACAAAAAGCAATCTGCTGCGCAAAAGATGGATGTGTCCGGCATGAAGGAAAAAGCCAAATCAGCCTTGCATGAAGATCCAACAGCCCTGTTAGGTGCGGCTGGTGCTGCTGGTGCTGGCTACGGCTTATACAAACTGGCTAAAAACATGATGGGTGCTACCAAGGCCGGTAAGGTTGCAGCGCCTTTCTTAAAAGAGATTGGCACTAACCCGCCCAAGAAGCTTTTGGAAGGCCCACGCAAATTGTTGGAAGGCCCGCGTCCAGCCACCAAAGCATCCGAGGTAACAGACGTAGTGCCTAAGTCTGCACCATCACGCAGCCTGACTGGCCCAGCTAGAGAAGATGCAAGAGCGAATGAAGCCCGCGAAAAATTAATGAAGTCTGATTTTGTCAAGAAGCCTAAGAAGCCATTGGATGAGTCTGACACCACTGGCGGCGCAATTGGTTACAAACGCGGTGGTAAAACCATGAAGTATGCTTCTGGTGGAATGGTGTCTTCTGTGTCTAAACGTGCTGACGGTATTGCCTCCAAAGGCAAGACTCGTTGCAAAATTTGCTAAGGAAATATCATGTCTAAATTATTCTGGCCCGCAGTTGCAGCAATGAAAGCTGGCGTTATGGGTGGCGGTATTGGCGCGGCTCATTTGATGAAAAAGAAAGATGAGCGGGATGCTGAACAAAACGACAAAAATCAACGCGAAGCTGACGCAGAAATGAAGCGTGAGTCTCGTGGAATACAAAAGCCTTCTAACTTTGGTGTTCTTGAAGAAGCCAAGCAAGAAGTTAAAGACACCCAAGATCGTGAAAAGATCAAATCTATGGGTTACAAAAAGGGCGGCAAAGTAAGCTCCGCTTCTAAACGTGCAGACGGAATTGCCACTAAAGGTAAAACCAAAGGCACTATGATTGCTATGTGTGGCGGCGGGATGTACAAAAAATGATGGCCAGCCGTGGTATGGGAGCCATATCCCCCAGCAAAATGCCCGGCGGCAAAAAGAAAGCCCGCCGTGATGACACCGACTTCACGCAGTACGCTGAAGGCGGAGTTTTGAAAGAAGTAGATCCTCAAGAAAATCCGGGTTTAGCCAAGTTGCCCACGGACGTGCGTAACAAAATGGGTTATATGCAAAGCGGCGGCCCTGTTGGCCTCTATGCCAACATTAATGCGAAGAGGAAACGCATAGCCGCTGGTTCTAAAGAAAAAATGCGTAAGCCCGGAGCTAAAGGTGCTCCCAGTGCTCAAGATTTTATTAACTCCGCAAAAACTGCAAAAAAGGATTGATATGTCTCAATTTACTTTAACTGCGCAAGAAGACTTGTTAGTTCTTGGTGCTGTGCGTGCAAGAGCTGCCCAGTACTTAAGCTCAATGGGTGTAGCTGATTTAGAGCTAGATGCTTTGGTAGATAAAATTCAAAGCCAATTTAATCCTGTAGTGGAGCCTGCGCCAGCGGTTACAGAAGTTGTAGAGCCTGAAGTCGTTGTTTATATTCCAGAAGAAACTACGGAAGAAGTTGTAGCTGCTGAAGAAACCCCCGCCAAGGAGTAATCTATGGCTGTCTCCGGAACCACTGCTTTTAATCTTGACCTCACGGAAATTGTTGAGGAAGCATTTGAACGTGCTGGTTCCGAGATGCGTTCGGGTTACGACCTGCGCACTGCAAGACGAAGTTTGAATCTTCTATTTGCAGACTGGGCTAACCGTGGCATTAACATGTGGACGTTTGAGCAAGGAACCATTCCGTTGGTTCAAGGTACTGCTACATACAATCTACCGGCAGACACAGTTGATCTCATGGAGCAGGTGATTCGCACGGGCGCGGGCAGTGCATCAACTCAGGCAGACCTGACTATCACACGCATTAGTGTTTCTACTTATGCAACCATTCCCAATAAATTACAGCAAGCCCGTCCTATACAGGTTTGGATTCAAAGACTAGTGGACAATCCCACCATTACTGTGTGGCCCGTTCCTGATGGTTCACAAAACTACACGTTTGTATACTGGCGTTTACGCCGGATTGACGATGCTGGTAATGGTGTAAACACCATGGACGTTCCTTTCCGTTTCTTGCCATGCATGGTGGCCGGATTGGCCTATTACCTTGCATTGAAGGTTAAGGGTGGTACAGAGCGCTTACAGATCTTAAAGCAGCAATATGATGAGGCTTGGGACTTGGCAGCTTCTGAAGACCGTGAAAAAGCTGCCGTTCGATTTGTGCCCCGCCAGATGTTCATTGGTGGGAGTATGTAATGGGTAACCGGTTTGCAAATGGCGTGCGTGCGATTGCCATGTGCGATCGTTGCGGGCAACAGTTTAAACTTAAACAGCTTAAAACAGAAATTATTAAGCAACGCAAGTATGAATTGCTTGTATGTCATGAATGTTGGGATCCAGATCATCCTCAATTAATGCTGGGTACGTTCCCAGTGGATGATCCGCAAGCCCTACGCAACCCGCGTAGAGACACCACGTATGTTCAGTCTGGCTTATTAGCCAACGGTTCTGTAGGTGGTGGCAGTCGAGATATTCAATGGGGTTGGAATCCTGTTGGGGGTTCAAGTGGTTTCGACGCAGTTTTAACACCAAATAACTTGGTGGCAATTGGTTTTATTGGTACAGTAACAATATCTTAAGGAGTTTAAACATGGCATATACAAAAGCAGCTGACGGCGTTGTCTCAAGAGGCAAAACAAACGCTACGGTCATGGCTAACAGCGGTCCAACCGCACCTAATCCACGTGGCGGCAAAAGTAGCAAAGGTGGTCCAACAGGCCAGCAAATGCGTGCTGTAGGCCGAAACATGGCTCGTGTAAACAATCAACGCAAAGGTTAATCATGGCTGGATATAGCAAAAAAATGATGGGCAAAGAGGTTGGCGATGCCAGCGTTTATGCGGAACCTCACAACATGAAGGGAAAGAAAGTCGCAATTTCGACTAACCCCGGCAAAGACAGTAGCATGTCCAAAGCAGAAACAATGCGCATGAGTGTCGGTGACTTTAACAACTGTAAAAACGAACAAGAAACAAAAACCAGCGGCATTAAAATGCGCGGTTCTGGCGCAGCTACCAAAGGTTTTATGTCTCGTGGTCCTATGGCTTAAGGATTAAGTTATGTCGCTAACGTATGCTCAACTTGTAGTCGCAGTATCTGATTACTGCGAAACTACATTTAATACTACTGACATGAATACCATGATTCAGCAGGCGGAGCAGCGCATCTATAACACGGTGCAGTTAGCAAATTTACGCAGGAACGTAACTGGGTCATTGGCAAGTGGCAATCAGTATCTTTCAGCGCCTGATGACTTTTTGTCCACGTATTCTTTGGCGGTCATAGATGGTAGTGGCAATTACATTTATTTGTTAAACAAAGATGTAAACTTTATTCGTGAAGCGTACCCAAGTCCATCAACCACAGGAACGCCTAAACATTACGCAATCTTTGGCCCTCAAAGCAGCAATCCAGCAGAATTATCATTTATCGTTGGGCCAACGCCTAATTCATCGTATTCTGTTGAGTTGCATTATTACTATTACCCACAATCAATTGTGACGGCTGGTACTACATGGCTGGGCGATAACTTTGATTCGGCATTGTTGTACGGCACCTTATGTGAAGCCATCACATACATGAAGGGTGAGCCAGATCTTGTCAAAATATATCAAGATCGGTACGTTCAAGCAATTGCATTGCTCAAGAATTTGGGTGATGGTAAGCAACGCATGGATGCTTATCGTGATGGACAATTTAGGGTGCCAGTCGCCTGATCATTAAATAAAGAGGACCGAACATGGCAATTACCCAAGGTATGTGCAGTAGCTTTAAACAAGAGCTATTGCAAAGCATTCAGAACTTTACGACCGACACATTTAAAATTGCATTGTATGTAAGTACTGCAACGTTAGACTCAACTACAACTGTTTACACGTCATCAAATGAAGTTGTTGCAACTGGATACACTGCCGGAGGCCAAATTCTAACTGGCACTTCAATCACATTGAGTGGCACCACTGCGTACATTTCGTTTAATAATGTAACTTGGAGTTCATCTAGCATTACGGCTCGCGGGGCATTAATTTACAATTCTAGTAAAGCCAACCGATCTGTAGCCGTTTTAGATTTTGGTGCTGATAAAACATCCACTGGTGGTAATTTTATTATCCAGTTCCCAACTAATACCGCTTCCACCGCTATTATTCGTATTGCCTGATTGGAGTTCTCATGGCGTTTGTTGTTAAAGACAGGGTACAAGAGACTACCACCACGACCGGTACAGGTGCTGTCACATTGGCTGGTGCTGCGGTTGGATACCAATCGTTTTCTGCAATTGGCGATGGCAATTTAACTTACTATTGCATTACCGCGCAAACTGGCACTGCATGGGAAGTTGGTATTGGCACATACACAGCATCGACTACATCATTGTCCCGCGATACAGTGCTGTCATCTAGCAACGCTGGGTCACTAGTCAATTTTGCATCTGGTGCAAAAAATGTTTTTGTAACCTATCCATCTAGTAATTCTGTTTATGCCAGTAACACGCAAGTGGCTGGATATACTTTGTCTTCCAATGGGCCAAATACAGCACCTACTTGGCAACTACGTGGACAAGTTCCGGTGGGCGGAACTATTGTGCGTCAAGATGGATTAACAAGTCCTATATATGTTGATGCAGATGGTACAGAATGGTTATATCCAGCCACATTGGGAACACTTTCACCCCCAAGCAATTACACAAGCTTGCCTGCGCCATACGCGCCGGTGGTTACAGGCATCAACAGTCCAAATTTGGAACCAGATGCAAATTTTTTGACCGCAAGTGGTGGCTATTTAAGAATAGTGTATGGGAATGGTTATTACGTTTCCATACCAAGTGGCCAGTACTTTAGTGTGGGAGCAACTAAATATTCTACTAATGGTTTGGGTTGGCTAAATGGAGCTTTAGGCACAACCGGCTTCTATGCGCGTGATATTGCTTTTGGAAATGGCATTTTTGTTCTTGTTGGAAATAACCAATTAAATGCAGCGTCTCCATCGGCCACATATGTAACCAGCACAAATGCCACAACATGGACGATTAGATCCAATGCGGGCTGGGCATCAACGTATATTGGGGGCATTGCATTCGGTGCAGGTGTATTTACTACTGTGCTATATGGCACTACACAAGGCTATTCCAGTACAGACGGAATTACATGGTCATCTACTACGTTACCCACAGCTTCTAACTGGACGCGCGTGCGTTTTATTAACAACAGATTTGTTGCAATTGCATCGGGCACTACTGCAATAGCTTATAGCACCAATGGTACAAGCTGGACACCGGCAACATCAGCATCGTCTAACACATGGTCTGATGTAGCCTATTTTGGTGGTATCTATGTCATGATTAACACTACAACCGGTACTACATATCAAACTAGCACCGACCTTGTGACTTGGACAACACGAAATTTTCCAATATCTATTACGGCTAGTAACATTGGTACAGACAACAGCCGATTTTATGTGCTTTTTGAAACAACATATGGGCTAATTAGCACTGATGGAATTAACTGGACATTTATTAGCGCACCCTCTACTCACAACGATGTTGCATTTGTTAATAACAAGTTGTTTTCTTTTGCCGGGCTTTATGATTCATCAGCCGTCAGTTCAAATACTGCTGCTGCAATACTTACAACACCAACAATAAATTACCAGAGCGCAGTTATATCAATGCCTCTTAGCAGTCGGTACACAGGCGTAGCTTATGGAGCAAGCACATATGTTGCAACCTCCGAATCCGGAAGTAATTTAAGTTACAGTTCTAACGGATCTACGTGGAATGCTACTAGTTCGTTAACACCCAGTACCGTTCTCTTTACGTTTGTAGCTTTTGGAGCGGGGTTATTTGTAGCAATTGGTTCAAACAACACAACGCAGTACTTTACTAGTCCCGATGGCATTAACTGGACAGTACGCTCATATTCTTTGGCAATTGCTCCCGGCGGTATGGTCTTCGCAGGGGGACAATTTGTAATTGTTGGACAAAATGCCACTGTTTTAACCAGCCCAGATGGTCTTTCATGGACAACACGCACCGGTATTAACAAGGTATGGAATAGACTTGCGTATGGCAATGGGCTATATGTTGCTGTTGAAAGTGTAACTAGTACAATCATGTACAGCTCGGACGGCATTACATGGACCGCTAATGCCATGAATGGTTTTACAAGCCGTGGTTATAAAAGCATTGCATTTGGAGGTGGTGTATTTGTTGTTCTAGGCTCAAGCGCTAGTTCTAATATGGTTGCAGTAAGTACCAATGCTACATCTTGGACAGAATATCCAACGCTACCAGCGGGCACTTGGCAAGGCGTAACATTTGGAAACGGTATTTTTTGGGCTGTAGCCAGTGCTACCGGAGCCGTTAGTTCTGACGGAATTTCGTGGAAACCGGCTAGTCTTATGGGCGGATACAATATTACATTTGCCAATGATTTGTTTTTTGGCGGAAACTCTTCTGGTGCATCTACAGCTTATATTGCTTATGGAACCCAAAAATCATATTTTAGGGTAATTGATGGTCTGAAACAATATTATGGCGCGACCACTGATGGATCAAGTAATAGTGTTGTATGTTCTTATTCCTATTTATTAACTTCATCTAATTCTGGCTCAACATTTTCTATTAACGACAATACTGTTGGTTGCGGCGGGATTAGGGTTGCATTTGGCGGTGGTATTTTTGTAGCTTTTTCTAATGCATTTCCGGGTGTAATAACTAGCTCAGACAATGGCGCTACGTGGACATTTGTAAGTTTGTACCCTGCGGGCACCAATCCAGCAACTAATGCTTCTGGAACATTTGTTAAGCAAATTCGTTATTTAAACGGGTATTTTGTTGCAGTTTTTAATACGGCTTCTCAAGGGTATGCTTATAGCACGAATGGAACAACTTGGACATATCAAGTTTCTGGAGCGTCTACATTTACTGATATGGCGTATGGCAACGGTCAGTATGTAGCTCTTAATGGTGCCAATAGTGTTGTGTTAAGAAGTACCAACATAGCTGGCCCGTGGGCAACAACAGCCACTTCTCCCGGATCTTATAATCTTATTGCATTTGGAAATAACATTTTTGCAGCGGTAGAGATTACCGGGGTGACTGTTGCAAAATCCACAGACAATGGCGATACTTGGACAACTGCGTCTTTAAGCAGTAATTCAATTAATCCTACTAGTTTATCATTGTTTACATTCTGGGGTGGGTATTTTTGTATGGGTGCCGGTTCTTCTACAAACTATTGGGGGTTTAGCTCTGATGGTTTGAACTATACATTTAGGCAAATGTATAACGGCACTGCTAGCAATTACAATAACGTGATTGGTGGTTCTGGTAACACTGGGGTTGCAGTTGTCTCAGCTAATAATTATGCAGCAACAGGATTAACTGTATCAACTGCCTATACGGGTCCATTTTCTTATGCGTATTTGCCTACGCCGTCTTCTTTAACTGCGCCAAATAGATGGTATTTGAGAATTAGATAGGCAAGCATATGTTTGCAGATGCCCCATTTAGCGCCGCACCTTTTTCAGCAATTTCTTTTGTTGATCCAGATGTAACTGTTGCCGTGACAGGTGTGGTAGCTACGGGTTACATTGGCACAGCTGTAGTAACTGATTATTCGGTTTCTGTAGTGCTCACAGGCGTACAAGCAACGGTTTATTTGGGCAGTGTAAACATATGGGGCGACATTCCAACGCCCTCTAATGTAATTTGGACACCTATTGTTAACACAGAAACACCAAATTGGAGTGTAATTAACAATACTCAAACTACCACGTGGCAAAATGTTTAACAGGATTCTAAGGACGGATTATGGCAAGCACCTACTCAACAAACCTTAAACTTGAACTAATTGGAACCGGCGACCAAGATGGCGCGTGGGGTTCAACAACAAATACCAATTTAGGAACAGCTTTAGAGCAAGCCATTGTTGGGCTGGCTACCTTAAGTAGTGGCGATTTTACCGCCAATGTTGCAACGCTAACATTAAGCAATTCTCCCGCCGCACAAAATGCTCGTGCATTTGTGTTAAAAATTGCTGTAGGCGCAACTAGTGGAACCGCTACAATCAATGTGCCAGCTATCCAAAAACCGTATTTAGTTATTAACAGCTCGGCTTATCCGGTTGTTATTAAAGTAAGCGGTTTGACTGGGGTTTCTGTACCTGCGACCAAAAAAGCATTTGTTTATAACGATGGCACAGATGTTGGTTCAGCCATTACATATTTACCAGATTTAACTTTGGGCACTGCTTTACCTGCGGCTAGTGGTGGCACTGGTGCAACAACATTGACAGGTTTGGTGGTTGGCAATGGCACAAGTGCTATGACTGCTGTGACCGCTCCGGGCGGAGCAGTAGTTGGTACAACAGATACGCAGACACTAACCAACAAAACAATCACATCCGCAACGCTAGACGGAGCACCATATGTAAATGGGTCTATTAGTGGCAACAGTGTTGCGGTTAGTAGCGGAACAAGCATTACAATAGATTGCGCAACAGGAAATTATTTTTATTTGACGTTAGCAAATAATGCTACTTTTACGTTAAGCAATCCCCCAGTTTCGGGTAAAGCATATAGCTTTACTTTGGAATTAACTACTGGAACTGGATACACCACAACATGGCCTGCTGCTGTTGTTTGGGCAAATGGTATTACGCCTCCGGTCAGTGGCGGCACAGTATTAATTATGTTTGTTACACGTAATAATGGCACTACGTGGCGTGCTGCTGTTTTGCAAAACTTTGCATAACATTATGAACATATTAAGCCAACGAATGATGGCCGCTGCCGGTAGCGGTAAGTGGTTAATATTTACCCCTACAGGGGCCGGTTTTGCTACGCAATTAATGTCTTATACCAACGGTTATTTTGTTAGCACTAGGTCCACAGGCGGTTATGGTAAAAATGTTTGGGTGTCAACCGATGGTTTAACTTGGACTGATTATTCATCGGTTTGGACTGGTATATATGGCAATATGCAGCCACCTGTCTATGATGCGTCCCTAGGCTATGTGTACCCCGGATATTACGCAACATCGCAAGAGGTTTATAACTACCAAACAAACTTTGCGTCTTATGTTAACACCGCTGCTCTTTGTGCTGGAGGCAGTGGGACGCAACAAATTACATATACCAATTCACGTTTTGTCTGTTCATTCTCATCAACTGTTTCTGCTCAGAATGTTCGTAGTTATCCACCCGCATCCGCAGGATTTTGGACTACTAATGGTGCGCCGGGAATTGGCTCAATGTCCCGTATTTTTCATAACGGAACCGTGTATGTAATGGTTGGGTACGATGGATCGGCTGGCGCTGCATGGACATCTCCCGACCTTAATACATGGACAAAATATACATCCGGATTGTCGGACCCGCTTACTGATGTGGTTTGGACAGGAACCTATTTTGTTGCCGTAGGAAACGCCGGGGCAGTGTATACCTCTACCAATGGCTCTACATGGACAAAGCGCACTACAACAATTACTCAAAACTTAAATGTAGTTAACTACACTGGTAGTAAAGTATTTGCTTCCGGTCAAACTGGGGTTGTTATTAGATCAAATGACGGGGGAATTACGTGGGGCAATAATGAACTGGGGGGGTTGAGTTCTAGTGGTTACCCAATTCAGTCGTTAACAGTTGGGCCAAATAGAGCTATTGTTACTGTTGCAAACACCAAATATTATTGGACAACATCGTATTAGTTATGTGGGACTGGATTGAATCAATAATTGCCGCAGCTTGTGTAGTCTGCTTTGTCATGGCAGGCAGTTATTTTATTTTCTGGGCATTCCCATGATTGATCCGATAACAGCTTTAGCAGGCATACAGTCGGCTGTCAAACTCATCAAGCAGGCTTCAAAAACTGTTGATGACGTAGCTTCGCTCGGCCCTTTATTGGGTAAGTATTTCAACGCCAAGTCTGATGCCACCAAAGCGGTCGTAGAGTCAAAGAAAAAAGGCGGCTCTAGCATGGGCACAGCCTTGCAAATTGAGATGGCACTGGATCAGGCGGCTACCTTTGAAAAAGAACTTCAGATGCTGTTCTTTCAGGCTAATAAGATGGACGTGTGGCAAAAGATTAAAGCTCGCGCACAGGCGATGGATGTTGAAGACGCACACAACGCTCGGCGTGAGAAGGAAGAAGCCGCTAAAAAAAAGAAAAAAGACCAAGAGCAGTTGGAGATGACACTGCTAATTTCAGGCATTTGCCTTGTGCTGTTCTTGGTATATGTAGGTATTTATGAATCAATGGAATATTGCGCCAAAGTTAGGTGCGGCAGGTGAATGAGTATCAGAAAACCGCAGACATGGCGTTCAAAATTGTGGGTGCTTGGTGGGGTGCAAACTTGTTTATCGACATCATCAAGGTACTGCCAAACTTTATCTCAGACAAGATTGTCAACATGCTTTTAGGAAAAATTGGACTTTAAATGCTAACCCTACTCTCTACCCTTATCAGCTTCCTGATGTCAGGAACGCCAAAGTTTCTAGAATTTTTCCAAGATCGCGCTGATAAAAAGCATGAGCTGGATTTGGCTCGTATGCAGATTGATCG